TGTGAAAGTGTAAAATTTGTTTCTGAATTATCACCACTGAACTGCGAAGAGTTCATGGTAAGTAAATTTCCTTTTGGTGCGTTTCCTAAATAGGCCATGAATCTCCTTACGTACTTATTGCATCAACGACTGACATCCAAACACTTAGTGAACTTGCAGTATCTGATTGTGCTTTCACTACGTCTCCAGACTCAATTACTATTTTTGAACCTCCATCAATAAGTTCCAAAGATCCGCCTGGAACTATCGGTGCATTTTTAATTAGATAATGATCTTGTGATCCACTTGTTACAGTAGATGTAATAAATACACTTGCATTTATTGTTGATGTTGTAGTGTTTGCTAAACGAACAGAAATAATAGCGTCATCTGAGTTACTAGTATGAATAGCTACTGCGCTAGTTCCAACTGCGTGTTGTCCATATCGTTCAAAATCTTGTGCCATAATTCTCCTTATATATTAATTCCGGCTAAAGTGCAATTGCCATTGCTACGGCGAACCCTGCCGATACCCCTGCTGATAAAACTTCTCCATTTGCTGTTACTGTTCCAGAAACTGTTATGTTTCCAGAACTATCACCTGAAATCCAATTTGTAGTGGATGAACCGTCATATCCTGATATTTTTAATTGTCTGTCTCCTGTTGCAGACGCAGCATCTACAGTTCCAATAATTACGTTTCCTTTACCACTAGTTATGTTTTTTCCTGCTTGAGTTCCTAATGCTAAATTATAATCACCTGTGGTAATATTTAAGAGAGATTGATAACCAATTCCTACTGAATAATCAGGACTTTGACCTGAAGCACCTTGTAAAGCAGAGGTACCTACCGCAACGTTTCTAACTCCTATGGTATTATAAAAAATACTATCAGATCCAATAGCTACGTTTCCACCATCTCCTGTTGATAAATTAGCTCCAGCAGAGTTTCCAATAACTGTTTGATCGGAAGAACTTGAAATATTTGAACCTGCCGCTCTACCCACAGCAGTGTTTCTATCACCAGAAGTTAAAGCATCTAAAGCAACGTCTCCAACTCCTGTATTATTTTCAGCAGAACTTAAAGTTCCTGTAGTGTTATGACCAATTAAAAGTGAATTTGAAAAATTTGTTCCTCCATTTTTACCTAAAATTACATCTTTACCACCGTCTGCTGTGATTGTGCTATTGAAAGCAGCAGCACCTGCTTCACTCATGTCAAGAGTTAACGCTGTGATAACAGATCCACCATCGTTACCTTTAAAGATTAAATCTTTGTCTGATACATCTGTTTCAAGTATTACACTTTGAGATGAATTAGTCATTACGAATAGTTTAGAACCACCAGAGCTGAAGTTTGCAATGTTTGTGCTTGCACTTGTTATATTTGCACTATTTCCAGCAATATTAATTGCACCACCAGAGTTTATGTTTAATACATTTGCGCCATCACCATTAATATTTTCATCTGCGGTTCCAAATTTAATTTTTTTATTTCCCCCTAAAATAATTTCATCGTTGAATGTAGCGGCACCTGCTTCTGACATATCAATAGTTAGTGCTGTAACAGACGAACCACCATCGTTACCTTTTATTGCAAAATCTCCATCTGATACAATTGTCTCTAAAGTAAATACTTGAGAAGATACGAATAATTTTGCTAAATTAGTTCCACCATCTTTGAAAAAAACTTGACCCGCTCCATCGGCATTCAAAATAATTTTATTACTAGAAGCGATTGTTAAGTCTGTACCATCGCCTTCAATGTATTCACCAGCGTCTTGAAACTGTAACCTTGGTGCTGATGTAGTTTCATTTGTAAATAATAAACCAACATCATGTACATGTGTTAATCTAACATCATTCCCAGCACCAAAAAGAAGTATTGAACTATCAGAACCTAAGTGTAAATTGTCACCTACTGATATACTATTGTTAAATGTAGCAGCACCAGCATTTGACATATCAAGAGTTAATGCTGTAATACCTGATCCACCATCAACACCTTGAAATTGTATATCTTTATCACTCTCTTGTGATTTAAGTACTAAACCACCGCCCGATAGTCTATGTATTCTACCATACTGTACTCCATCATCCAGAATTCTAATACTATCTGAACCTGCATCTAAATTTATTTCAGATGCAGCATCAAGAGTAATATCTTCACTAGATGCTACTGTTATAGCTGTTCCATCCCCAGATATAGTTTCACCTGAGTCTCCGAACTCAATGACTTTGTTAGCGTTTAAAATAATTTTATCATTGAAATTTGCTTGACCTGCATTGGCCATATGAAATGCTACAGCAACAACTTCTGAACCACCATCGTTACCTTTAATTTCTAATCTTTTATCTTGTACGTCTGATTTAATTGAAAATGTAGAAGCAGTTTTAAAGAAACTACCTATTTGTGTTCCGCCATCATTAATAGTTACTAAACCATTACTGTCAGCATCAAGATTTATTTGACCTGCAACATCAATGGTTAAATCACCTGAAGATAAATCTATTTCTGTGCCATCGATTGTAATATTATCAGCTTTAAGACCTGCATTTGCTGTTACAGTACTGTTAAACGTAGCAGCACCTGCCTCTGACATATCAAAAGTTAATGCAGTTATTTCTGAACCGCCATCATTACCTCTAATGCTTAAATCTTTATCTGATACAGTAGATAAAATTTCAACGGCTGTGTTGTTTGAAGATTTTAACCATGTGACTCCATTATCTTGAAAAAGTATATCACCACCTCCAGCGCCTCCAGTGCCATTGGCATCTAAATGTATATCTGTCTCGGCATCTATTAAAACTTTGTTAGATGAAACAATATTTAATTGTGTGCCATCACCTGATATGGTTTCTCCTGAATCTCCGAACTCTATTGTTTTGTTAGCATCTATAGGAATATTACCACTTGCATCTTTAATAACTGCTTTTGAAGCAGGTAAAGTACAGAATACAATTTTAGTTCCTGCGGAAAAATCTACAGGGCTATCGCTATTTGATGATGAGATAACTTGTGTTCTAGCTAATTGACCTGCAGAAACAGTTCCACGACCTACTTCAAATTCAGTAGTTCCAGGTAGTTCTATTGCATAGTAAGTTGTATTACTATTACCAATAGCTGATGAAAATGTTTCAAAACCTTGAACTGCACCATCTA